AATTAATGTTCTGACCATACGAAGATTTAACCGGGAGGAGCTTACTAAGCACCACCGAACGGTTCCACTGTGACACCAGCATATCTTCAAAAAGAGTTGCTAGCGCAGCAGTGATATCACTTTGCACAACGGCCATAGGTAAATTCTCCTACTGGGAAGTTAAAAAATCTTTTTTGGGCCCGGTTACGCGGCGGCCCTCGGCGTGCCTTCCACAGAGGAGGAGTTGCAGAAGGTACTAGGATAAACTACATCCTAGATATGTGAAGTATATTACAAGTATTTTAAAAAGTCAAGCATTTTCTACACCTATCACCAAACAGGGCAAACAATTAAATAGTTAAGTATTTGATAAAACGTGTTATTTCCAAGTTAGAAAGCTTGTTTTCGGGGAAAAAAATTTATAAAAAGCCCGGCATTTTTTCTAAATCACAAAGTTTTCATATATAAGCCGCTCGTAACCTCTAAAAAGTAAGCCTTAACCCCCTCGTAACCTCTACATCGCTATACGAGCAACCCCCGCACACTGTACGGTTTTCGTAGGAGGACCCATGCGCAGTCTTGTGATTTTGGCGTTTGTGATGTCCGCTTTAATGTCCGGTTGCGGAAACCGTGTCTATCCTGGAAACAATTGGGTTATAGTGGACGTGGATGCAGATTTAGATAAGGACATGCGCGATGAGATCCGCGTAGGTGTCCGATATTGGGACGATGTTGGAGGACATTTCCGCACACTTGACCAGCTCGACCCCGCTGAGGCCCTGGCCATCTTAAAACACGCGGAGCACCTGCCTATGCATAAAGGCACGGAGTGTGGGCCCTACATTCTCGATCCCGGCCCACCTCCCTATCCCGCCTCTGTAGCAGGCTGCTATCGTGGTGCAGAAGGAGATGTAGTAATCAATTCCTATTTTCTAGTCTACGAAATCGAAAAAGGTAGACAAAACAGTACAGATTTGTCTTCTATCGTGGCGCATGAGGTGGGACACTCTATGGGACTACGTCACATAAACCCGCCGTATACAGGCTACAACAACTGCGAAGCCGTAATGCAACCAGGTTGTGCTTTTCCTGCCATCACAGATTTCGACCGCGGCGAATACGAAAGCATTTGGTAAATTTAACTACATGCTAAAGCACAAAAATAGTTTCTAAAGTGTTTTTACAACGTGCCGATATAAAGGGCGTAAGGCAAAAGTCAAAATCAAAAAGGAGATCAATATGACGACCAAATTTTTTGCACTCTCGGCCCTCGTTATTCCTTCCTCCCTCTTGGCCATGGCAATCAACCTACTGTAATGAAGTTCTATCGCATACATGTACGCCAGTTTGTGCGACTGGTGGGGCAAATCGGTGTAGAAAAGATTACCAACCACGACCCCGGCTCTACTTGGCTCTTGCCAAATGGCGATGTTTGCGCTGAACTGTCCGACGGACATAACTGGTACTACATACACGGACAAGAGGTGTAAAATGGGTGACGGTTTTTACGACTACGATTATGGCCTAGATGCGCTTAAAAGTCGAAAACATAAGCTAAAAAAGATTGCACAGCTGGCCAAAGACTCGGCTTACGACGAGTTTTATATTTTGTGGGAGCCCGGTAGCGACCTTCCCCCGCGTGTACGGATGGAGACACGAGAGAAAGCTGTCGAGGTGGCGGAGAAGATGGCCCGCCAACACGGCAAGCGCTTTTACATAATGAAAGCCGTGGCCTTGGCAGAGCCGACAGTAGCCCCTATCGCCGTGCGCGATATTGAGATGCCTACGCCCAAGCCACGCAAAGCCGGCAAAATAAAAAAGGCTAAACGATAAAACCTGTCGACTACAAGTTAGCGTGGCTTACACAAAGCATATTTGAAAGCTTCCGCTCCAATATGATGGTGGAAACCGGGTACGCCCCGCTATGGCTGAAACCATCAAACGCGCTGTAGAAGGCGAAATACGTGAACACGAGGACAAATACCGACATACTTACAGAGATGAGGATTAGCACTAAAGTTTTTCCTAGACACGCCGATTAGAAGGGTGTAAACAAAAGAAAAGGGAGATCAAAAATGAAAACCCTAGCGTGTCTTGTAGCGATTATTTGTGGCGGAGTGGTTCAAGCGCAAGAAACCGTTTACGAGTTTCATTGCTCCGGCGGCATGACAATGCATTGCACCGTTGAGCAGCATACATACACACAAGACTACGCGGCCGTTGCAAGCATTGTTGAATCGCAACGTAGCCAAGAAAACACACAATTTAATTGGCTGATGAACCAAATGCGAAAAGAGGGCAACACTTGGTGCCGCGGTAACGCCCGCTGTCTAACGCAACTACAGAACTTGCTAGTGTATGACAGAATGACCGAAGAGCACCCGATCCTAAAGAACGCTGTGCACAGGAAGTTCGTCAACGTATACACAGCCTATGGGCCGGGCTCCGCTGACGTTTTGCAAAACGATAAGACCTCACTACAGCATTGCATCAACGCACCAAATGAGGACGATTTTAGCCAGTGTGTAGAACGTGTAGACGGGGCGCGTAAGGCAGAAATTAAAAGCGCGACACGTCCCAAGAAGAAATAGCTAGGCCCACCTCAGGCGTCCCCAAGGTGGGCCTGCATCCCGCCTACGAATAGGACGGGAGTGGTGTTATCTACGAGTCAAAAAACCAGCCACGATGTTAGCTGCCTCACTCTTGTCCATCTTTTGACCTGGTTTACGTGCTGATGCACGCGTTTGCGAAGCGTTGGAACCCTCCGAACCACGCGGAGGTGCAAACAACTTGCCTTCGTCAGTGGAGAGCCATTCCGTTAGGCCCTCTTCCAACGACATCTCCTCTTCGTAGCCATCACGCGGCATCTTAAAAATAAGCTCGCCATCCGCATTACGGCCGATCCGACCCTCTGCCTTCAGGTGGTTAAGAGCCGCCTTGGAACCACGTACACCCACTTCCGTGAGTGCCTGGGTGAGTGCCAAACGCTCCTCTTTCTCTTCCGCCAACTTCTTGGCAGCTTCCGCCGCGGCGCGCTCCTCTTGCATCTTCTTTTCCAGGTTTTTGACCTGTGTCATGGCCTTCTTGGCTGCGATCTCCGCGGCCGACGGCTTACGTGCGCCCTTCGGGACCGGTTTATCACTGACCGCCTGCTGTTCCTCTTCACTCTCGTCTACCGTCTCGTCCTCTTCGGAGGCAACCGGAGCCGAGGCGACGGGCTGAAACTTAGCCAGCGCGTCCGCAACAACCTTGTTGACACTGTTGAGAATACGTGCATCCCGGGCCGACATGGCCTTGTTAAAATCCTTCATAGACTTAAAAGGCATATCATCAGTAGCGGGCTCTTGCTGGCCTTGGGTCTGGCCCTGCCCCTGGGTGCCCTTATTTTCCGTTGTAGTCTGTTCATCTGCCATTTGAAACTCCTTTTCTCGCCGTTAAACGTGCTAGCCTCTTAGCACCATGCTAAGGGCCAGTATCTTCCCCTGTATCCTTATCTTCCTCTACTCCGGATCCTCCGGAATCTTTATCAAGCTCTTTCCAATCTTCTTTGTATGCGATAACAGAACAGCGGCACTGAGGGTGTAACGGGGGCTGCATATCTCCTGAGCTAAATTCGTCGTCTGGATCTTGTGTTTCCCCATCCATCCCGCCGCAATCCTCGCACATGCGCCCATCTTCGCTAGCATCCCATCGCTTCTTGATCTCATCGTCCTCTTGCGCTAAATCTAGCAGCCCCTCTAGTTTGGAGGAGTTGTATGCGTCTAGCACCTCTGTTCGCACGATGCGCGACGCCTCAAACTCTGACATTTCCACATAGCGCGCGGCTATGCCTTCCGCCTTATCCTCAAGTTCCGTAGCTCCGTCATATCTACTGCGATATTTTCCCAACAACCTATTAGTAAGCTGTGACATGTTCTCTTGCTTCAACATGCCGACTGTTAGATCACGTCGGATGGTCTCACGTGCCGACGCACTCCAACGACTGCCCAACTTAGCGTATTGGTCTAACCTAGTCTTGGTTAGAATCTTAGTCGCTGGCAAAATCGGCACACTGGTGACCTCACCAAACCGTGCACTAAATCGATTAAGCTCTTCATACAAATGCTGTGAGGCCAGCGGGGCCGCCGATAAAGCCCCCTGCTTTAGCCCGTGTACGAGTTGGGGCCGGATGGCCTCCAACGTCTTAAGGGCCTCTTTGGTCTGCAACAACGCTCCGCGCAGCTGTTGCGCTGTGAACGTGTCCTCACCGTTTAGCTTACGTAGCCACGTGCGTAGGTCCGCCTCCAACTCCCTTTCCGCTTGGCGGAAGTGAGGCGCCAACTTACGCAACACCGGCAAAGGCAGGTGTGCTAGATCCCTGTTATTAGCGGCCAGCAATGCCTTTAAGTTCTTAGCCACGTATTACTTACCTTCTCCGCCCTTTACCACACGAAGGTGTACGCGGCGGCGGACCTCTTCGATCCCTTTGTTAATGGCCTTAGCGTAACGCTTCTCTGTGTTCTGCACGTCCCACAAATAGCTACCCGCCGTGATGCCCACGGACGCCACTACCAACATGACGCCCGCACAGCCAGCCAAGCCACAACCGGCCGCCACGATACTAGCCCCTACCATCGTCTTGAGTGCTTTATTTGCCATGACGCTGTCCCTCCCGCTCGTCCAAGCGCTTCTCCAATTTAGAAATACGCCAGCTCTGAATAAAAAGAACACCCCAAATACTAATAAGAAAAATCATACGTGCCTCCCTTTAGCCGTTACTCCCCTGTGCGTGCATCTCTTTGGCCGCCTGCCAATCGGCCGCACTGTCCACCACGCCAACATAGGCGTACGGAGGCAGCCCCAAACGCTCATAAGCTAAAAATCTATGGTGGCCGTCTGCTATCATCAGCTTGCCGTTACCTGCGTTGGACACCAATATGATGGGCTTCTTATCCCCTGTCTGAATCTTCTGTACGAATGTGTCCACCTTGGCGGTATCGCCCGACGCCTTCCAACCCGCGCGCCCTGATGTATCAATTTGTTCTAGCGGTACGTCTTGCGGTCCAGACCAGCTAGCATTTAGCACCCACTGTATAGCACCCTCTTCAAAGTCGTCCGCTAATTGTTCGTAGACGGCTTGGCCGCTAGCTTCTGACCCTTGACCGGGGCTGGCGCCTTCTCCGGCCCCGCCCCCTTGCTGAAAGGGTCTGCACTAGCTCCCGCGGGGTCTGCGTTGGGGTCGTTAGGATCCACCCCTCCCATAGGCATAGCCCCAAGAGGCTGCACGCTCTCATCCGTGATAGCGTCCTCCAACTCTTCCTTGCACTGCTTAAGATCCTCGTCTGTAGCCTCAGGCCACAACGTACGAATAAGGTGCATCTTATAACCGCGATGGAAAGTAGCAGAGGGAATGTTGACAGTCTCAAGTGTAGCAGCTTCGTCCACGGCCGCCTTGGCTTGCAGCTCTTCAAACTCAGAAAAGCCCGATGCGGTCCACTCCTCTACCTCATCCTTACGGCCAGCGGACACCATGTTGTAGATGTCCTCTGCAAACGTGCGTACCAGAGAACCAAGCTCTTTAGCGACAATGATAGTAGAGCTTTGGTCCATGCCCTTCGACTCGGCGGAGCGCTTCATAGTAGCCGCGGAGTTTTCCACGCTTTGGCTCATTTGATGGAGGATACGATACATCTCCTCTTTCATCTCTTTGATGTAGGCGCGCGCCTCCGCAAACGGGGAAGCCTCGGGCGCTAACATCTCGATACGATCGCCCTTGGCCATCACCTTCACACGGCCAGGCCCTTCAATCTGGCGCACTGCTCTCTCAGTATCCTCCAAGATAGGATTGAGCGGATCCGCGTCAGGGCTATCAAGATAAGCAATCTGCATCTGGAAAAGTGTACGGTAGTTAGACCAGCTAAGAGCAGCGTACTTGTTAAGAATCTCGACGGCCACGCCAGACAGCATAGAGCCGGCCCACATGTCGTGGGGAAGGCAAAACCTAACAAGAGGCACTTGGCCAAAGCTGTGCTTACCTTGCTCCGTCTTATCAGGTGCCTTATTTTCATTGGGCGGGTCCGACTCTTTGAAACTATAGGTATAACGAGTCCAGCCCTCGCGATCATAAATGGTATACGTCTCCGTCACCATATCGCGACTATCTTCGATGCTTTCGCGCTTCTCCGACTTACCATAGACTAAGGCCCACAGCAAATTGCCAGCATCGTCCTCTTCCCAGTCGTATACCAACTCTGGGCAACACGCCACAAGGTAAGCGTGGTCTAAGCCCATTTGCTCTTCCTCTAGGCGGTTCATAGGCTTTTCAGCCTCATCTCCAGGTGTGGGGAAGTCAACTAATACCCATGTACGCTTGTAGAGAAGGGCTTCAATGCAGCGGTCCAACATGAAGCGATTAAACGTCATACGCTCCGCACCCGGCCGCGCCACGTTCTTAGCAAAGTCTTGGTAGAAGGGATCTACCTTAACCTCTTCGTCCGTATCAACAGTACTATAGCCAGCGTTCACGTTGATAGGATCAGACCCCAACGTAGTAACCACTCCCTTAACGATGGACTGAAAGTAATTGACGTAGAAGAAACGCTTTAGCCGCTCCTCGTACACGTCATCAGTCTCGCCCAAGTGCTTAGGGAAAACCGCATCACGCAACTTGGTATTATGCTTAAAGCACTTCCGCAAACTATACTCACCCTCGTACAGATGCTTAATCTTATCCCAGTAGTCGTGATCGTACTCTGGGTGGCGAGTCTGTAAAGTCTTGTAGTCCATATTTAGTCCCTTTTCACTTCTAGAGAGCGCACGATATAACCTCCACATGCGCACGTCTTAGGCAAGCCTTTTGAATAGGTGGCCCACGTAGACATTACACGCGACTCGTCTACATGCTCCGCTATCATTTCTGACATATACTTTTCACAGCTGGGATTAGTGCACTCTGTGGTTAATATTAGGTTGTAGGTGGGCACGTTACCTCGCCACGTAACGAATCTGATAGCTACCGCGTTTAATACCAATCTGCGCACGCTGATCTACCGCATTAAATGCATGACTAAGGGCATCAACCTGATCATCATGACGATCACCCTTACCCGTAAATCTCTGTACTTCATTTAGGAAGTCCTTAATCCAAGGCTCCTCGTTTTGTGGCAGTAACACATGGCCATTATTCCACGCGGCGCTGACTGGCAACGCACGTGTAAACTTATCTCCCAGCGGCGTGACTTCTACTATCTTAATCTGGTTTTGGTTTTGTTGCTTTGATAGCGTACGCATCATTTGCGCTACCAGCTTAAAGCCTCCAACCGATTCGATGTAGACAGGCGCACCCCAACGTTCTTGAAAATAGCGCAGTTTATTGATAAGCTCTGGAATTTCCACCTGACCGCGCCACACCTCCAACACGTAAACCTTTTGGTCAGGGCCCGCACCAGTAGCCGCTACTACAACGATAGCGCTATAGTCAGCCGAAGTTTTAGCAGAGGCAGCGGGATCACAAGCAATAGCAAATCGCGCCCCTTTAATGTCCGCCAAGTTAAACCGAGCCGGCTCCCTGAACAGCTCTCCGCCTCGTGGACGTGGCTGACCGAGAAATAGAGAAGCCCAATCGTAGTCAGAAGTGATCGCCTTTTTTTGGGCGAGGGCTTCCAAGGGCCAACGCTCGGGCCATAAAACCTTGCCTTCATCGTCAATGGCAGGCATGTTGACAGTAACCCAGTCACCATACTCCCCTGATTCTAGCGTCGCGATGAGATCGTTAACACTCCAACGCGTCATGTTGACGATGATAGAACCGTTAGGCTCCACTCGAGTGAATGCGGAGGATGTGGCCCACTCCGTAAGCTTGCGCTGCATAGTGAGGCTCTCTGCCTCTTCCCTATCCTTAATGGGGTCATCGATAATCAGCAAATCGACGCCGCGCCCCGTCCACTGACCTCCAACACCGTTTGCTAGGAAGCCTCCGCCCTCTTTGGTGCGCCACTCGTTAGCAGCGTCGGAGCCTCGCACCACTTCCACACCAGCCCGCGCCGCGATAGCACGACACGTCTTAGACTTCGACTTAGCGATGTCCGCCGCGTAGGTAGCATAGCCCACTGTCTTATCAGGGTGGGTCAATAAAAAGTGGGCCGCAAAATGCAAAATGCTCTCCGTCTTAGCGTGCCGTGGCGGAACGGATGTTAGAGCCCTAACATTGCCCTCAGTCTCCGCCTTGTAGAACAGCTCGGCCATGGGCATTAAATGATAGGGCGCCTCGTACTTAGGCGTAGTGTACGGTATCCACTCCACCAACGCTTTGCCGCGAAAACTGTCTAACTCCGCAGCCTCTAGGATTTCCCAAAAGGCGCGCTCATGTTCCGACAACTGCGCCATGTTAGCTTGGGTTGCGAGACTCGCGTACAATCTTACAACTATCGCAGATGGTGACTATCCAACCACGAACTGTTTGCAGCTCTCCGGCTTGGCCGCACGTCTCACACACATGCGCTGACTTAATTTCAGCGTCTCGTATGTACGCCTCCATCAAGTCAGAGTAGGGACCCTCTAAATAAAAACGCAACGTACCAAATTTCTCTTTAACCTGAAATGCGCGGCATTCACTAAAATCTGGGTTGTGCTTTAGAAAATTTTCTAGCTTTAAACTAAGCTCCCAAATAATATCAAACCATCCCGAGCCGACCTCAAAACCAAATGCCATACAGGTCTTACGTGCGTCTCCGTTCCTGTCGCGATAAAGCAAGGGGAAGTTGATGCATAAGCTGGCGTCTTGGTCTTGAGTCATTAGACTTACTCCAAGCTATACGGAGGCTCGTAATAGCGCTCCCCTTCGATAACGGGGAGACCTTCATAAGCCTCCTCATCCTCACCTAGGCAATCATCTAGCTGATCGCCCACGCGCGCCTCTGACATATCGTCACCTAGGGCCCGACATATCTCTACCCACAAACAAGCCTCGGTATGGTAGGAGCCCATGCGTGCTGAACAATAAAAACAACGATGCTCCGTGTACACACACGGGTCCCCGTCGGCAATCTCTCGTAGATAATCTAGCGCATCACTTTTATGTAACATAGCTTACGACCTTTTCGTTGAATACACGGTATTCCAACCGTCCGCCTCTGCTGACTCTCCCATGGGTTGTGTAATTCTCTCTTCATCACTCCAACCAAAATCACTATCAACAATAGCTAACGGAGTCGGCACGTGTACAATATCAGGCACTCTGTTAACAGAAATGTCTGACATTTTCTCCGGCTCCGCTTCAAAAGTGTACGCAGGTCCGCACACCGCGTTAGTCGGACCGTGCCCACTCACATAAAACTTATCTGTGTTATACGTGTTTAGCTTGTAACACGTAATCTGAACCGACATGTCGCAACCACATGCACACGAAAACACACTCCACTTATCGTTGCCAAACAACAACGTAGAACGCATTACTCAGCGCCGTTAGAAATTGTCAAAACACTTTGCGGAACGATAAGTGTACGCACGTAAGTAGTGGTCTCGCCTTCAACCACGGGCGTCACAAGATACGCAGCCATGATAGCGGAGCCCGTCAACAACTGTGCAGCCTCTGCCGACGTCAAACCAAGCGTAAATACGTTAGTATAACCTTCGTCATCCGGGCTCAACACTGTAATAGCAGATGTTTGTTTTTGAAACAAGTGCACCTGCGCGTACGCGCTGACCTTACCGCCTAGTTCAATATAGCTGTTAGCGGCAAAAGTAGGCTCTTCCCCTGTGGCATTCCATACAGTAATTTCAAAGTCAACATCTTCGTTAGTAAGAATCTGCTGAGGTTGAGACGCCTGAAAAATCTTACTACCACCGTTGCGAATCACACCTTCCAAAGCGATTTTAGTAAGTGCCATGTGTTTCTACTCTTTAACTAGTTGTGCCCTACCGGGCGTTATACGATAACGAGGCCAATGATCTGTACGGGGATCAGATTCTTCTACCTGCACAATAGCTGCATGCAATCGCCCATCTGCTGTAGGCGTACTGTACGTGTGTGTCTCGTAGTAAACCTCATCACCTTCGTCCAGCTGATAAGAGATGCGCTCCAAGCACTCGACTACCTTCATACCCAAGTCGTCCAAAGTATCGAAGTAGTCTACAATTTGAGGATCCATACCGGCCTACTCTCACCAAAAACTTCAATCAGTAAGGCTCTCAGCCTCTTCCGGTTTTTCTTCCTCTGCCTCTTGCGCATCGCTAGCACCCGCGCTTTGAAACAGCGCCGCGTACTCCGGATGATGCTTAGCTAACAGCTTGATGCGTTCGCGCACATAATCCGGATTGTTTTTGTCCATCGCCTTCTTGCTATCGTCTTTAACTTCTACACGAGTCGGAGCATATGCACCCTCCACTCGCAATAGCTTATCGATAGCGGACACGGCCGTATTATACTGACCCTTTTGCAAACACAGCTCTATAATTCCATATAGCTGTTGAATTGCTTGATATCGACGCGCCTTAGAACCCTCTACGGGGTCTTTGTCCCACTCATCAAAAATAGCGTAAATATGCCGCTTGACTGTCTGCGCAGAACAGCCCCACTCAGCCGTTAGTGTGTCGATTATCTTATGACGTGGTACGAAATCCGTAAGAAGCATCAACAGGCGCGCACGACGCTCCGGCGCCATATTCTTAACCGACCTGTACGTGGTGTCTACATGCGCTACAGGCAACGCCGCGCCTTCACGCGCAAGCTTATAAATTTTTTTCTCTGAAGTGCTCATGTGATTTAATTGACCGGGCAGCCCCCGAGGCGCAAGCGTCTCATTCCCTATCGCACCCGGCCAGAGCCCGCCTTTGCCACTAGTAGCCGCGGGCGCCCCGAAAAGGCTTTTCAAGCCTCCAACATGACACGTTACCACAAATGTGTTAGGAAAGCAACAAAAATCCTACTTGTAGCCGTTAAAATCCTACTAAATACTTGAAATTCTTAGCAAACATGCTGTTAATGTAAGCCAGCACACTGCTTTAACAGCAAAATAGCCCTGTGCACGCGGTGCGGGCCCGGATTCCGGTTCCACAAGCGGTTTCAAATTATATAATGAAAACCAAAAAACCAAAGGTTTTATTGTATAAATTTTATACTATACTTTTTACTTTTTATTGATCTCTTATAAATTATAATATATCTGGTATCTGGTACCAATATAATATAAATATAAGAAAATACTAAGCAAAAGTTGGAACCAGATCAAAGTACCAGATTTTTATGTCCAGGTACTCGCCGACGTTCACGAGAAAAGCGTGCCAAAAATAAAATTATTAAAGCCAGATAAAATTAAAAACTCATAAAAAATGTAGGATAATGTAGTCAACAGCTGGTTTTGAGTACCACGAGATTACTCGTACAATTATTTGTGTGCTGTCTTACATCTACGCTTTTTTGCACCTGCCTCTTGAAATGTGGGCGGACTTCCTATAAGGTGTCAGCATGGACGACGCCTACAACCTTGTCCGCGAAACTGCGCGCGCCACCGACTCCAAGCTAGCAGAAGGCGATCCCCTCCACTCCGAACCGCTACTTGACCTTGCTATAGATCGATTGGCTGCAGCCGCGGTCGAAGAGGGTGCCCGTTATTTTTGTCTGACATCTTGGAAAAACATACGCACTACGCAGTACGGACGCACGATGTCTTTTACAGCGGAGGACTTGTACGGCTATTTCCTCGAGAGGCGGGCCCGTAACCCTGTGGCAAAAGCCGACGCCGAAGTGTGGGCCCCCATCTCATGCGACGGTGTGCGTAAAGACCAGAGTGTAGAAGAGGTCTCGTTACTCGTATTAGATTGTGACGGCAATGGATCCCATGACACCATCCGTAGCGTGTTGATGGAGCTTGGGATACAACACATCGTATACGAAACCTCCAGCCATAGCATAGAGCTTAAAAAGTGGCGCCTGGTGCTTTTTCTCGCAACACCGTACACCGTGCATGATGCGCAAGCTTCTAAGCGCTGGCAGAAGTTGTACGAGGTGTGTCGTGTGCTTTTCGGCGCTCTTGCTACTCTCAATAAAGAAGGCTTTGACCCTACCACCAAAAACA